TCCAGGTTTTGTGTTATTGGTCTTCGTGATTCCTTTATCAGGGATATTACGGAGGACATATCCGGCATCGTTTGATCCTCATAATGAGAATCATTCAATGGATCGCGGCTACCCGTTACTTTCTTAGCATGATCGCTTCTCGCGATCTGCGCTAAAAGTATTGGATGTGGGTCCTCTGAATAGTCATCTCTAGGCATACGAAGTAGTGAGTCTGAGACCACTATCCCCAGTTTGTCAAATTCAGGTCTAAGTATCGGAGCCAGGTTGCTAGCCTGTCCCGCCTTAGCTGAAGGGTTGATAACCTTTAGTCGTCCTGATCTTACAAATAGAGAGGCTGTTTGTCTATTCTGGAAATATGTACTCACCCCTTGTAAAAGGGAGGTAACATCCAGAGCTGTCAAGCACCACGGATAGGAGATTTCTCCTCTCAGTAAGTGTTTGAACCCAAACAGCACACTTAGCAAGTGTCTTCCTTTTGGGAAGAACTCTAAAGAGCAAAGCTCAGTTGGAACTTCAGGTAACTGCCATCTCTCAACCACGTGTTGTATTAGCCCTGGGAAGTCGTAAAGACTTCTTGAGGCTGATGCCAACATGTGAGGTGAGAGTGGAGATAATTCCTCACCTTCTAGGAAAATTCGCTTAGCGAATTCCCCATAAGATTTGGAATCATCCGAAACTATGGTCTTAGTCGTATTGATGGGTATCCCCCATTGAGAAAGCAAGGATTCATAGGACTCGGCAACCGGTTTATCCCAGATGACAATATCATCTCCTAAGATTTGATATTGATTAAACTGTGGTATTCCAACTAGCTCAGCCGCATGTCTGACAAACATGTGGTGAGTTAGTGTGAATAACGGCCAAGAGGCATAACAGCCTAATGGCTGACCACAGCTCCATCGGATAGATTTCCCCAGCTCCTTGACAAAGAAGTCTCTGTTGACCATAAGGTCAGACAACATTCCGCCTACCTTTTCGCCCCAAAGGGCGTCAAGGACCACTCGTTGTAAAACGAATGGGAAGCGGTCTGTTGCTGATTTAAGGTCAAACGAGTAGGTTTTCCGACCTTTTGAGTGAGACAAGACCCTTTTAAAGGCCTTGTTTTGATCATAGGTGGAATCACACTCGCCGAACATAGTTGACAACAGACCAAGCAGTTGATGATGAAATGGTTTCAACAATTGTTGACTCCAGAAATCTACAATAGCGATGATTCGTGTCTTACCGCCCTTTTCGGGTATTAACGCGATCTTACCTATCTTTAGGTTTTTCACATCAATACCTTCGGGGTACGATAAACAGTGTTCAAGACTCGATCTCAAGGGATGCATAATCATATTTGCTAATTTCCACCATACATCATACAACGGTGTTTGCTTTAGGGCAAACGCGTCGTAATGACTTGTTGGAACCGCCGGCCCGTTTGGGCCGGTCCTTACTCCGAACGAGAAATCAACCTCGCACTCGGGTAAGGGACACTTTTTGATAGTCTTACTTATGTAAGACTTCCATTGGTGTAGGAGCGAATCTGGTATTGCTATACCACTC